CCTTTATATTCCAATCATCTACAAGTTGCAGGTACTGTAGATTGTATTGCTAAATACAAAGGTAAATTTTCGGTAATAGATTTTAAATCATCTAGAAGATTAAAATCTAGAGATGATATCCATGATTATTTTATACAATGTTCTGCCTATGCAGTTGCATTTGAGGAAATGACCAGTATACCTGTTTCTAGATTGGTTATCTTAATGGGTGTAGACGATGAAAAACCATTGGTCTTTAACGAAAGACGAGATGATTGGGTTGAACAATTTAAAACACTTAGATTAGAATATAAAAGAGTAAAGGGAATATAATGTTTAAAGATAACTTGTACGAGGTAGTAAAAGGTGCGGTTTCTCCAGAATTATGCACACACTTAGATTTAGAATTTGAATTAGTTAAAAAATTAGCATATTTAAACTCAGGCAAATCTGAGGATGAAGCATTTGCGTTTAACGATACTCAAGTAGTTAATAGTTATGCTCACTACTCAGCATTATGTTATGAAGCATTATCTTTGCAACTACAACCAGTAGTAGAAGAAGTTACCGAAAAATCTTTATATCCTACATATACGTATGCGAGAATATATTATCCTGGTGCAACAATGGAAAGACATACGGATAGACCAAGTTGCGAATATTCAACTACAATTAATATTAGTATAGATCCTGAACCGTGGGAAATATGGTTTGAGACTTTGCAGGGCGATCACAAGGCAATTAACTTATATCCTGGAGATATGATAGTTTACAAAGGCGATACATTGCCGCATTGGAGAACCGAATATAAAGGCAAAAGACAAAATCAAGCATTTTTACATTATGTAGACAAACGAGGTAAGTACAGAGATTATAAATGGGACCATAGAGCATTTTTAGGTCTACCGGCAACGGGAAGAGGCTAATATGTCGTCATTAAAAGAATTAACTGCAGACAAGCACCGAGAAGCAGAATCGCAACCCTTTTTAAAATCCATATTTGCAGGCAATGTAGATGTTTCCAAGTACACTGATTACTTATACCAATTACTACATGTATATCAAGTCTTAGAATTTTATGCAGATACTCATAAGTTATTTGACGGTATTGAAGATATTAAAAGATCAAAACAAATTGAAATGGATTGGGTAGAATTATTAGGCGATAAACCTTGGCATAATACACTAAACAAAGCTACAGAAAAATATATGGATTATATCCATGTCATTAAAGATGATCCAAAGAAACTAATGGCTCATGTATATGTTAGACATATGGGTGATCTTTTTGGCGGACAAATGTTAGCTAAGTTATTGCCCGGTAGTAACAATTTTTACAAGTTTGATAATATACAATCTTTAGTAAAAGGTATAAGAGAAAAAATTGACGTATCGCTTGCAGAGGAAGCAAATGTTGCATTCGATCATAATATTAATATGATAAAGGTATATAATGATTGAAGTTTGGCCTCAGGCTAATGCGCTTGCAGAAAAAATTATTTCTAAATTTGGTACATATGATACTGTAGAAATGAATGATCAATATCAGCATTTCAACAAAGAGTTTGCTTGGAAAAATTATCTTTGGACAGATTCTGCATTTAGACGCGCTCACATAGAAATAGTAGACGCAACTAAGCATAAAAAGATGTGGGTTATGCATATGTGTATCTTCCCTCATTATAATTCACCTGATCCTATATTTGGATTTGATATAGTATGCGGGCAAAATAAAATTACAGGTGCCTTTCACGATTTTTCATACGTAGATCAATCTCCCATTTATAAATGGTACCAAAATAAAATGGAAAATGTTACTTGGAATAAACCAAGGGAATTACCAGAATGGGCTAAACGAATTTTTAGTCCTCAGATGTTAGCAGCAGGCAATATACAAACACAAGAAGAATTTGACCAATTGGCAAACACCGTGCTTGACAACTTGGATCATTACTTATATAATATAGGTGTAATCTACTCAGGTAGAGATTATAAGGATAAACATAATATATACTGTCAGAATCAGAAATTGAATCCTCACACCCCAGCAATGATGGTTAATATTGGGGTAGATAAAAATGTGTTTATGAATTTTATGGATGAGATTCTTTTCCCGGAAGAAAAATGAATAACGAATTAGAGCCGTATGTCTTAACTGACAGTTTAGTAATAACAAAGAGATTTAGATCACCTAATGAATTTTCTCTTTATATTGAGGAAAAAGTTGTACGAGAAAAGATAGGTTATATGGATGCAATTATACAGTATTGTTCAGAGGTAGATATTGATGTTGAATCTATATCGAAACTAATAAATCAATCTTTAAAAGAACGAGTACAGATAGAAGCGGAAGAAGGTAACTACTTCAAAAAGAGAGGAAAATTACCACTGTGACTATGGATGAATATTCAGTATATAAAATGTACCTGGCTCTTAAATTACACTTTACTACAGATCAGTACGATGTAATTAAACAAAAGGGTAGAATACGAGCAAGCCGACAAGCGTTTGCTAAACGAAAAGATATATTCTCTATACGAAAAGTTTCTAAAACTTATTCAGACGAAGAAGTGGCGAATTTCTTAGTTGCCAACTTTACATCTGGAGATCGCTGGGGCGGACTATTTGACGCAGAAGCTAGCGAACGATATACAGAATGGCAAAAGAAAGTTCAAAGCCTATCATACGTTTTTACAAATGATTTAAATGCTCTGATGGAAGAGTTAGAAGCTGAGAACAAGACTTTTGACGATGCCTTCACGATTGCAAAAATTCAACATCCATATATAATTAAAGCATTTCTTCGGAAAACAATTACCCTAGAAACTTTAGTTATTCTGGAAAAGATAAATCCATTTTTAGACAAATTCGATACTGATCTTAGTACTGATATTATGTGGCCGGATATTTCCAGATTGATAAGAAAGTATAAACCCTTTTTACAATTTGATAAGGAAAAGTATAGTGCAATACTTAGACGAAGAGTTGGACGTGACAGCTCAGAAAATTAATAACTTAGAAAAAGAGTTAGATATAACGAGACATCTTTTAGAGCAGACAATACATTCTCTCAAGGAGACGCAACGGTATCTTATGAAGTTGGCTTATACACAAGCGGACCTAACTAAAAAGGTTTCTACTTGGCCATTTATTACAGTATCTGATAAAGATGAATGATTTTTAGGAGTTTTTAAAATTTTAAAATGAGCATTAAGAAAAGAAATTTAGATTTGGATCGAGAACAAGAAAGAAAGTTTCGGTCAATTAAGAAGAAAAGTGCTATTGACAAGCACCGAAATCTTATATATAATATTGCATCATCTAAAAAGATGGATGATGACAATGGAGAGTTGGATTATGATTACGCAACAGTACTCAAAATCAAACGAAGATAATACAAACATACTTACATACACCGTTAATACGAAAGGCAAATTATGGCAATTAATACACTAGCAGATCTAAGAAAATCCCGCGGCGGGTTTGAAACTCTTATGAAAGAGGTAGAAAAGATCGCAAATCCCCAATCCGAATCACGTGGCGCAGATGACCGCTATTGGCAACCAGAAGTTGACAAAGCAGGCAACGGCTATGCTGTTATTCGTTTCTTGGCTCCTCCTAAAGGCGAGGAACTACCATGGGTCAGAGTTTGGAATCATGGATTCCAAGGTCCAGCCGGCAAATGGTACATCGAGAATTCTCTTACAACTCTAGGCAAAGCAGATCCTGTTTCTGAATATAACACAGAACTATGGAACTCTGGCTCTGAGGCAAATAAAGAAATTGCTCGTAAACAAAAGCGTAAGCTTAGTTATGTTGTTAACATCTTGGTTGTTAAAGACCAGGCACATCCTGAGAACGAAGGTAAAGTATTTCTTTACAAGTTTGGTAAGAAAATCTTTGATAAAATTAAAGATATTGCTGAACCACAGTTCGAAGATGAAAAACCAATTAATCCATTCGATTTTTGGGAAGGCGCAAACTTCAAACTAAAGATTCGCAATGTCGAGGGTTATCGCAATTATGATAAATCTGAATTTGATGGCATTAGTGCTATTTCTGAAGATGATGCTGAGATTGAAAAAATCTGGAGCAAACAACATTCGTTGGTTCAGTTCTTAGAAGCGAAAAACTTTAAGTCATATGAC